CGAGGGTGGTCATAATGCCTCGGAGGTAGGACTTGTTCGTGACGTTGTTCGCCACGGAACCGATGATCGCCGCGGACAGCGTCTCGATTGCCCCCTGATCCTCCGGGGACGGGTCGTAGGTCTGCGCCGCGATCTCGTATGCGTCCGCGACGAGTCCCAGGAACGTGGAAGCAGGGTCGTTTCTTCCGTAGGACACATAGGTATCACCGAAGCGGAACGAGTACGGCTGCCACCCGGAGGCGAGGAGCTGCTTGCGGAGCTCCGGCTCCTTCGGGCCACGTCCCGTGAGCATCCCGTTCGCCGCGGCGATCACTCCGACGGAGTAGAGGACTGCCCCGGTCGAGAGGCGACCGGCGGCCTCTGCCATCGCGTCCTTGTCGCCCGCACGGGCCGCCTGCCACCAGTCGTAGGTCCTTCCGATGGGGTTGCGGTCGGTGACGAACGCGAGGAGGTTGGTGGGAGTTCGGATGAACGGGACGACGAGCTGGAGGACGGGCACGTGGCTCACGACACTCGCGGTCGCCTTGCCGACGTTGCCGACGAAACGGGTACCGAACACGGCACTCTCAGCCATGTCGTCGTAGTCGCGCTTCCAGGTCGCCTCCTTCACGCGACGCTCGATCTCCCCCGAAGCCTTCTGGAGGATCTTGTAGTCCTGCCCGACGACGTTCTGGAGACGACCGCCGATGGGCATGAAGTCGTCATCGACGTATGCGTCCCAATTCTGGTCAACGTAACGCTGGACCTCGGGGATGAACATCCTGTTCGCCTTGACCCGCTGTCCCGCGGCGTCGATGGACTGCATCAGCGCATCGGCATCGACGCTCTTGCGGATCTCCGACATCGGCTTCAGGCGACCACCTGACATCGCCTCGCCGAACAGGCGGGACGCCTCCGCCTGCACGGCAGGGTCGGACACGCCGATTCCCATCTTCGCGGCCACGGAGTCGGCAAGGGTCTCCCGGAGTGCCCCGGGGAGGTACTTGTCACGGGCAAGGCGCATCCCCTTCTCCACGGTCGTCTTGCGGGTGTAGAGCTGCCCGTCAACGAAGAGGAGCTGCTTGAGTCGCTCGACCTCCGAGGACACGGCGCGGGAGGTCATGGGAAGCTTGCGCTCCGCCGCGACGATCCTGCGGAGGACGACGTCCGCCTCCGAACGCGCCATCAGGGTGGTGAAGAACTCGTCCGAGGAACCCATCGCCCTCATCGGGGCGTTCACGACCTGTCCGACGAAGTCCACGGCAAGACCGGAAGTCGTGCGGCGGACGCCTCCGGTAGCGGGATCGACCATGTTGAGTCGGGTGAAGTTGCGGCTCGAGATCGCACGACCCGGCTGGAACTCGCCGTACTGAGTCGTTCCGCGACCGAGGAGCACGGAGTCGCCCTCCTCGCGGAAGGAGACCTTGAGGGCATGGAAGGCATCCTTGACCTCGCTGAAGTACCGGCTCATGGTGCCGATCTCCTTCGCTGCCTGATCGCCCTGCTTCGCAAGAGTCCGACCGATGCCCCGCTCGAGAGGCATGGCAAGCATCTGGACGCCGCTCCACACGTTCACGGCGAGGGTCTTGGGGCCGCTCAGGATCGAGTTGCGGAACAGCTCCGAGCCGATGCGACCGCCCTTCGCCGCGAAGTTCTCCGTGAGCATCTTCGCGGCCTGCTTGCCGGTCTCCGGGTTCGTGACGAGGAGCTCGAGGGCATCCGCGTACTGGTTCATCAGCACCTTGCGGCGGGACGGGCTGAGGCTGTTCCAGGTCTTCTGGATCGACTCCATGTCCCCGAACGCCTGCACCATCTGGAGGTTCTTGCCGAGGTAGGACTTGATCCGGCGGGACGCTCCGGAGACGAGGGTGAACGCCTGGAGGAACTCCGGGGTCTCCGCCCGTCCTGCCCGAAGTGCCTGCACCGCCTGGTGCCGCATCGAAGCCTCGAGTCCGAGGAAGAACGGGAGACGCTTGTAGAGCTCCTCTGCGGACGCAACGCCGTCCTGCATCAGCTTCGCCATCTCGGCCGCGTTGATGCCTCCGGTCGCCGCCGCTGCCTCGAGCTGCGCCATCGCAGCCATCTGCGCCTTGCGGTTCGATCCCTTCTTCGCGGGGCCGAAGGAGCGCGGGTTGCCGTCCGCCTGACGGATGGCGATGAGTGCCTCGGCGTAGGCACCGTTGGTCCCGCTGCCGACCACGGGGCGAAGGTTGATTACCCCCGCAGCACGGAGTGCGTCGATCCTGGCGGCGATGGCCGGGATACCCGCACCGGAGTTGATGAGGTCGTTGATCTCGCGCATCGCTGCCGGATCCACGGGAGCCTTCGGTGCATTCATGCCGCGCATCCGGTCAACGCCGTAGTTCACGCCACCGGATGACCGCGTATCCGTCCCGGTTGCAGTCGGGTCGCGGAACGTGTCGTTGAGTGGGCTATCCGCCGCCGACTTCGCAACCGGAGACGGCTCCACGATCTCCGCTTGGTTGAGAAGATCCTCGGCGTCCTTGAGGTCCTTGCCGGCGATCTTCGCCGCCTCGGCGACCGCATCGTCCTCTGCGGCTCCGGCGGCCTTCATCGCCCGGTAGGTCTTGACGGCCTTGGCGGAGCCCTTGATGCCGGCAACGACTCCTTCCAGCGCAACGCCGAGAACGGAGCCCTCGAGCGCGTTCTTGAGACGCCCCTCGAGCTCGCCGTCCTCCATGTCCGTGGACAGGTATTGGGTGACCGCGTTGTTCAGGATCGGGTTGTCCGACTCGGTCAGGAGGTCCGACAGACGACCGGCGTTGGCCTCGAACCCGACGAAGTCGGCGAACGCGCCCTTGGCAAGCCCGGACCGGATTCCGGCGACCGTACCGCCACCGGAACCGCCGAGCCACGCCGCAGCCGATCCGACCGCACCGGGGATGGTCGATGCCGCTCGGAGCGCGAGACCGCCCGTAGCGAATCCCGTGACGACCTGGGAGAGACCCTCGACGAAGCCGCCCACGGTTGACTTGGAGGTACCGAAGGGGTTCGTGTGCCAGTCGGGCAGGAGGTCGTAGGTCGCCCAATCGGCGAGGTTGTAGACGCTCTTGCCGAACCCGGTGACTCCGCGAGGCACGGCCATCAGCGTGTCGGCCGTGTCGAACACCGGACGCTCCGCGCCCTCCTGCGGCTTCACGACCTCGCCGGGGAGCTGAGGGGTGACCTGACCATTGACGATGGCGTCGAGCTCCTCCTGAGAGAAGTACCGCCCGGTGTTCTGGTTGTCTTGCATGTGTTAGTTGATTGGGCTGACCTTCTTGGCGGGATCGACCTGTCCCTGCATCGTCTGACGGATGCGGAGCAGGGTCGCCTGCCGAGCGATGAACGCCTCGCGGATCCTGCGGTCGGCGGGGAGCCCGAGGGCATCCATCACCTCCGCGGTCATCTCCGGATCCGTGAGTTGCTCCCGGTACACAAACATGGGGACGGAGAAGGCGTACTCGACCGCGTCCTGCTTGCGAGGGAGCACCACCCCGAACACGGGGAGACCCTCGGAGGTCTCGTTCATAATGACCTCGTCCGGGTTGAGACCGACCGCCGCGGAACGCTTGACCTTCCCGTACCGCTGAAGGACGGCATCGGGGGTGAACTTCACCGAGGTGTCCCAGACGTACCCGAGGCGATTCACGGACGCCGCACCGTTCGTGGAGGCGACCTTCCACATATCGCCGAGGTGGTCGGCGAGGATCTCGGGGTCGTAGGCGCGGCCATAGCCGAAGCCGACCTCCGCACCGACCGTCTTCACGTCGGCGATCTGGTCGGCCATCCCATCGACAATCGACTTCTCCTGCTCCTCGACCGGGACGGACTGCGACTCGATGCCCGTGGCGATGGCATCCACCACGTTCTTCTGGACGACCGCGACGTCTGCCATGAACGAGTCGGTCGGCTGCGCGGTTCCCATGCGGATCCCCGCGGACGCGGCCTCGCGCTCGGCCCGGAACTGCTCGTTGAGTCCCTTGAGCTGAGAGTCGTAGAACGAGTCGAGGACGCCGTTGATCGACCTGTTGGCGACCTCGATGCCGCTCTCGGTCTTGATCTCCGCGTAGGTCTTGCCGGAGGACGGGTCTCGGACGAGACCGCGGACGTAGTCCTGGACGTGCTTGTAGGACTGCTCCCGCCACTCCACCTCGTACTGCTGCGCCTCGTCCTGCCTGGACATGGGCAGCTTCATGCTCCCGGAGGCATCGGGCTGCGCCATGCCGGCGGCGACCATGCCCTGCATCACCCGACCGACGATCTCCTTGCCCTTCGTCTGCGTGTAGAACGAGGAGGCAGAGCGGACGATCCCGACGTTCTCGTTGAAGTACTTCCGGAGCTGGACCTGTTGCTCGGTCGGGATCCGTAGGTCGTCCATGCGGAGCCGGAGAATCTCGGCATCGTCGATTACGCCCTCGTCGATGAGGTTGAAGGTGTCCGTGAACGCACGGTCGGAGATGGTGTTGCGCGAGTACTGGACGCTCTGCGCGAGGGATGTGAGGTTCTTCTGCATCTTCGCCCGAAGCTCGTCCCGGACGACCGCGGTGATGTCGGGGTTCTCGGTGATGATCTGGTCGAGGATGCTGTCGAGTGCCTGCTGCGCCTTCTCCGGGGTTCCGTCGAGGACTGCCCGGGAGATGCGCTCGTTGAACCCCTTCGAGCTTGCCTCCCGCTCCCACCGCTGCACTTGCTTGGTCACCAGGGCTTCCCTGCGGGTTCCCTCGTTGATGATCTCGTCCATCCGGGAGTCCTTGCGGCGGACGATCTCCATGAAGAGAGCCGGGTTGTCCATGACCTCGGCGGTGCCGAAGCGGAGCTTGGACATGGCGGACATGGCCTCGTCGAGGTCGTCCGGATCCTTGATCTGCGAGAAGGCGACCACGGACGCGCCTACGAGGGTCTTCCGGGCGGTCTCAGGGTCTGACGAGGTCAGCTGGATGGAGTCGATGCTCTGCTGCGCCGCCTGCCACACGGGGGACTCGGGAGTCCATTGACCGTCGCTGACGGCGGCGGTGACGATTGCGTCTGCGATTCCCTGCTGCGTCCGCTCGATGGCGAGGAAGTCCTGACGCTTGCGGAGCTCGGCGGTGAACTTCGCGTTGAACTCCGCGTTCGCCTCCTGGGCGACCGAGGCGAAGCCGGATGCCCCGTAGACGTCCGAGGTCGCCGAGGATGCCCCGGCCATCTCCGCTGCCTCCTTGGCGATGTCCCCGAACGCGACCGGGTTGTCGGGATCCGTGGCCTTGTCGGAGAGGGACGCGAGGGCGTTCCGGTAGCGGAGCCCGACCGCTCGGCCGAAGTTCTGCTTCGCGGCGATCAGGAAGAACGGGTTCGCGCTGTCGGGTCCGCCGTCCTTGGCGATGGCATCCTTGAACGCGGAGTTAAGTGCCGCCTCCCGGTCCGCGAGGGACGCACCGGGCTGCACGTCGAGGACCTTGGAGAAGTCCACGGAGGCACCCTGCGCCGCCAGCATCCGCTTGTCCTCCTCGACCCGACGCGAGAGCATCGAGTTGAGGGACGGGCTGAACGCGGCAAGAGCCTCGCCGAGCTGCTGGAGGTTGTTCCCGCGGAGCGTCTGGCCGGGAGCCGGTAGGACGTTCAGGGAGATCGGGGACGCGCTCGGCTGGATGCTGACGTCGGTGAGGTCACGGGGCGTAAGGGCCATCAGTACCACCCCCTGTTAACAATGCTCTGTGCGTATCCCTCGGACGTGAAGAGGTAGTCCTCGTAGTTTCCGGAGGTCGTGCCGAGGGTGGCGTCTCCGCCGACCCCGCGACCACCGCCAGCCGCGCCGAACATCCGTCCGGGATCTCCGTACATGGTGACAGCGTTCAGGACGCCTGCGCCGGTCTGGATGAGTGGGGCAGCGATGCTCGGTCTGCTGACCTGGGGGTACGCACGGATCATCGCCGCCTCCGCCTGACCGCGGAGACCGAGCTGCTCGATCTGGAGCTGACGGTTCCGGAAGTCGTAGTTCATGTTGAGGTTTGCGAGGGACTCCGCCTGCTGACGCTCGAACTCGGCGAGGAGGATGTTCACGGTGTTCCCCTGGATCCCGCTCTCGCCTGCCTCGGTGGATATCGAACCAAAAGCCAAAGCGGCTTCCTGCCGAATCTGCTGAACCTGCTGCGCCTTGGCGATCTGCTCCTCGCGCTGCCGCGCGGCCATCTGCTGATACTGGAGCTGGAGGTTCTCGTTAGCGAGACGCTGCGCCTCCTTGTACTGGTACTCCTGCGCGGAAGCCTGCTGTGCCTGCCCCGCGAACGAGACGCCTGCGCTTGCGGCGGTCGCCGCGACGGACAGGGTCGCAAGGGTTCCGACGGCTGCGGCGTTTGCGGCCGACGCGCCAAGGGCAGCACCAATCGGTGCTAGGAATGGAAGACACATTTGTTCAGAGGACCTTTCGGAAGTATCCGATCTCGTTTCCGTTGTGATGGTTGGTGGAGGTCTGCGCGAAGCCGACCCACATGAGCCAGTTGACGTGCTTGGTGTTCCGCATATCCACCCAATTTCCGATCCCGCGGAATCCGGAGTTCCGCACGGGGACGACGAGGTGCTCGATCCATGCCCTGCTCTGGCGGAGAAAGATCATTGGGAACCTGGTGATCTCGTCCGTACCGAGGAGCCAAACGGTCGCGTCCGATCCGCCCGTGGTCACCCCGAACATCGCAGCAGGCTTCCCGGATGGGCCGACAAGCGTCATCGGCTGAATTGAGTTGGAGTAGCCGGAGAGCAGCGAAACCTCCGCATCAAGCCCCCAAAGTTCGCATTCGGCACGATCCGCCTTCCGGAGATTGCTAGCGACGTAGGAGCAGTCCCGAACATCGGATGGACGGACGTGTGGGGTCAAGCTGGGCGGTTCCTAGTTGAGAAGACTCCCTCGAACGCAGCAGTCTGAATTCGGCACGGGAGAAATGAGTCCGTTGCTACGGTGATCTTCACCTCGTTTGCCTTGCAATGGATCGGGCATCGGAATGACGACGTGCTGAGGAATGCCGCACCAGTAGTGAGGTCCGCGCCGAGATTTCCTGCCGAGTAGGTGTAGGCGTACGGCGACCTGTACTTGGGCTGAACGGTCGTCGTGAAGTGCCCGGTATCCTCGAATGACAACGACATGTAGTTCACCTGGAACCGACCGTCGATCACGACGCCTTTCGGCCCGGGCGGATACGGAGGCAGCATCGTGACGGACATGGAGTACGGAATGCCAACGATGACATTCGACGAGTTGTATTCACCCGTGATGACGATCTGACTTGCCGAAACAGATTGGATGTCAACCTGTTTCCCGTCGATCACCACGACCGGACCTAGCGACGTGTAGTCGAGGTCAACTCCCGAGGTCGAGATCACGCTTGTTCCGCCGGCCGCACCTGTCGTTGTCACGGTCAGCTTCACCCGACGGTCAAGGTGTACCCCCCACGAAAGCGGAGAATCCGCGAATCTGCCGCCGAAGTCCACTCGCTCCAGCCATGTAGCCCCGGACCTGACGAGCACCAGGAACAGGGAGTGGTCGATCCACTCCATCCCCTGCACAGACACCGATCCACCGAGGTCCCACCTGCTCCAGGCCGACTGGATCTTCTCGGTTCCGTTGACGAACCACTTGTAGTTCCATAGGGAACCAGAAGCCCTGAAGAACCCGGTCGAGTCGTGGGTACTGACCGCGATCTGATTGACGGTTCCGGAGATGTACGAGGGGACGTTTGCCGTGATGTCGATACCGTCGTACTTCTCGTCCACGGACACCCGAACGTACTCGCGGACTCCTGAATATGAACCACGCCGCTGCGGGAAAAGGAGAGACCGTCCGGTTGGCTCTGGCCTACAGACGTCTGCGGCGTTCTCGAACTCCGTGGTTTGGACGATCTCGACGGTCTGGGGGGTGAGAGCGGAGTCTCCTCCGCTTCCCAGACTGAATTGGGTCAGCGGGGAGAAGAGAATCAGCCTCTCGTCCCACGGGATCGCGGATTCAAGGCTTGCGATCTTGCTGTGTCCCACGGAGACGTCGATGACGTCGGACGGCAGAACGCTAGTCGTGGTCGTTCGGAAGAAGTTGAAGTACTGCCCAGCCTCGCTGAGGACAACCTTGTCGTCAGCAATCATTCCAAGCCGGTTTCTGAACAGGAAGACGTCCTTGACCTTCTTCCCGACGAAACTCGGAACCGGAGCCGTTTCGTCATCTCCGACGTACCGGGGAGCCCATTCCGGCTTTATCAAGGCAAAGTGAGTATCGGCGCGGCGCACAAGAGCGAACGGCATCGTGTTGGGATTCAGAGCCGTCTTCACCGAGAAGCCAGTCGATTCCTCCCAATACCCGGTACCGCCCGTCCCGTCGTTTGCGACGAACTTCACGAAGTAGCCGAACGAGTCCGGAGACTCAATGTTTGCGGTCACCTCAATCTTGAACCCGTCCTGCGCCTCTACAGGAAGGTCCTGAATCTTGGCAACACGGCCCTTGGCACAGATGATGTACGAGGATCCAACCGTGTCGCTCACCTTCACCGAGAAGTCCGATGCGGTCTTCGAGACGATGATCGTCGAGCCGTACCGGACCGCCGTAATGCCGTGAGTTGCGGTCGCCGCGTTGATCGCCGTGGTCAGCGATGCCGCAATCGAGCTAGTGCTGAACGGTGCCGTTGAGCCGCTCGATACTGTGTAGGCATAATCAACTGCTCCGGTCCTGAGCGTGACCGTGTAGTCAACCTGTTGAGCAACCTGAGAGACCGTGATGATTCCCTTGAAAGGCTTGGAACCGCTCTCCGACGAACCCATTGCGACCGAGACCGACTTGTTCAGCAGAAAGGTGTAGTCGGCGACCGTGACCGCGCGGATGTTCGACGGGGAGTTCAGGTATGACGGGAACGAGGCCAATGTGGTGAAGGACGTAGAGACCGTGTCGTAGACAAACTTCTCCACCCCGTCAATGGTGAATACCCTCAGACTGTCCGAGGAAATCAGCACCACATAACGCTCAGACGAGTCTCTGTTGATGAAGTGAACAAACCTGCTTGAGCCGTCCGTCGTCAGTTTCTTGACATGGTTCGTAGGCGGTCGCTTCGTCAGCCCGTCGGTCAGGGACGGATAGGCGTTTACCTGCTCATCGACCTGCGAGGGAAGCCTCATCTGCGGAGGCTGCTGCGAGACCCCTTGGATCAGGTTCGGGATCTGGATCGAGATCAGGCTCATGCCCACCGCCTGTTGTTGAACGACACGTCAGGGTTGCTGAAGATGTTGTAGTCAGCCTGCTCCGCCTCGAACTCACGCAGGACCATGAACGCCTGAACCTCATCACGTTCCGTGAACGCGACGGCCTTCTCGCTACCGACCATTCGTGCCGCCAAAGTCCTTCCCGCACGGATCATCGCGTAGCGACGGGCAGGCTCAGGCATCTCTTCCCATTCAAGAAGCACGACAGCGACTAGGTCGGAAACCGGACCGGAGAAGACGTCGGTTTCGTTATCCCTGTCGTAGAGTCTGGTACCCCTCTTCATGTAGTCGTGGCGGTCGTGGTCCACACGAACCCAATTCGACGGGACTGACACTACCCCGGAAGCGTTAGGCGTGAGCACCTGCTTGCGGAGCGTGTTCCACGACCACTCCCTAGACATCAGGTCCTTACACACTTCGTTGAGGATCTGCTGTGAGACGACAACGTCTGAAGTCTGCTGTCCAGAAAGGCTGGACACCGGGCTCTCGCCGATGCAGGAGAGCATGGTGTTGATGGCCTCGAGCCTGGTCGTTTCGTTCATGGGTGTTCCTAGGAAAGCCCCCGGTGGAAGTAGGTGTCCACCGGGGGCCGGGAGGAAAGGAGGAATCCACCTACCCGGGTTTCCCCGGGCAGGCGGTAGGTGTTAGTGAGTCAGGCCGCTATTACGCCGCGCCCCACTTGAGACCGATGGCGCACTCCGGACGGAGGATGCCGAAGCCAGCCATGAGCTTCGACACGACCAGGGTGCCCTGGTACTCGATCTTGCGCTCCATCTCCGTGGCGACGTCGAGCTTCTTGACGCAGCCGATGGCATCCGCGTGACCGCAGACGCCCCAGTAGTCGATGCCGACCGTGCCGTCCGGGCCGTAGCCGACGCCGTCTCCACCGAAGACGTCGTTGGCGATGTTCGCCTGAGCACCGCCGCCGGCAGCCCACAGGGCGTTGGTGTTCTCCGCACCCGTGTCACGGGGGAACAGGTTGCTCTTGAGCACCTTGAACCCGGCGATCTCGACGGGAGCAGCCGTACCCTTGGACACGTCGCCGACACCCGAGCCGAAGTCGCTCGAGAACCGGAAGGCGTAGGACGAGCTGGCGGCAGCAGCCAGGAGGAGGTTGTACTGCTCCGGGCGGACGATGCAGAAGCGACCGGACTCAGGAACGTCCTTGTTGTCGAACTTCTCCTGAGCGGAGAAGAGCGAATCAACGATCTGAGCACCCGTGACCGAGCTGGCGGTGCCGGTGGTGATGGTCTCGCCGGCAAGTGCGGTGCCGTTGCCGGAGGTGTTCGAGATCGGGCTCGAGGCGCGGGAGGCCGCGATCATGGTACGCATGGCGAAGCCGTCCATAGCACGGGCAAGCGACCACGCGAGTTCCTGGGCGATGGGACCACGGACATCCCAATGGTTCATCAGCTCATCGACGTCGTGGATGAGGGTGCTGGCCGTCAGCATGTTGTCGATGGCGATCACGCGCTCACCGAACTTGAAGTCGTTGAGGTAGCCCGAGGCGGCCTCGAGGATGTTCTCGCCCGGGGTGTGCCACTTGGCGGACGCCTTGCCGTAGATCGGGAAGGTCGCCGACTTGCCGACCGAGATGGTGCGGTTGCGGACGAGGGGAGCGAGGACGAGCTTGGTCTCGTAGTTCGAGAGGATCTCGCCGCTGAACACCTTGAGGAAGAGCTCGCGCTTGTCGGCTCCGTTGTTGTTGGAACCCTGACGGGTTCCCGTGAAGTTGAATTCACCAGCCATTGTGGTGACTCCTTGTGAGAGATATGCGTTGGCAGTACGGGTCAGCCCGTCAGGCGAACGGCATCGACGCGAGGGTGTCCCCCGCAGGGGGCCTCAGCGGATGCGGGTCGTCTGTCCCCGGACCTCATCCGGATGGTCCTGCCGAACCAGCCGGAAGCGTTGAATCACCGACCTCGGGTTTCCCCGGGGGCGGTCGATGTGGAACCTAAAGTTCCACTATCTGTCCTTCTCAGAAGGACAGCTTCTTGCTCTTGCAGAGCCAGTAGCCGATGGCGGCACCGGCAACGAACACGAACGCTGCGATCAGAATGTCGTTGAGCATCACTTCATCTCCTTCTGGGCATCCTTGAATGCCCGATCCCAGAGCGGATCCGCCCTCTTGGCGGCAATCCACTCCCTAATGGTTTCTGGCTTCTCTTGCGAAAGAGCTGCCGCTGCCAGCGTCGCGTCAGCCTTGGTCTTGCGAGGAATCCAGCCGAGCACGGCGCGAAGCCCGCTAGCGATCCCGGTCTGAGCCAACAACACCACCACGGCGACGAGCACCGCGGCGATTGCCCCCCACTCGAGCAGCGTGAGCCACTCGGGAGTCTTGTTCTCGACGTTCGGGAGTTCCTTGTGGATCCCCGCGGCAAGCCCGTCGATGCGTCCTGCACGGGTGACGACCTCACCGTCGCCTCGCTCCATCCCGTGCTTGACGAGTGCCTGAGCCTCGGTCCGGATCTCGTTCGACGACACCGCGATCCGCTGCACCGGGTTGCACCCGCAGAGAGCGAGTATCAGCAGGGCGGATCGCAGGAGCATCATCCGTCAACGAATTGGGAGGAGGCCATCTTCCTAGACACCTCCTGCCGGTACGCGGAGTCCCGCTGGTACCGGGGATCGGTCATCGCCGCGATCATCTCCGCCTTGCTCCGGAATCCCGAAGGGGCGGCGACGGTCTTGCCCTCGATGCGACTCGGCTTTCCGTTCTCCTGCGAGAAACGTGCAGCGAGGTTGCGGACGGCGAACGAGGCGGCCTTGAGGTCGCCGGATGCCATGATCCCGTTGAACGCCTCACGGTCCTCCGCGGGGAGCCCGGTGGCCGCCCAGGCGAGGATCTCGGAGAACGCCTCCTTGCCGCCGACGCTTGCGTAGACCGACTCGGCCTGACGCTCGACCACGGCCTTCTGCCCCTCGATGTAGGCATCCACGACCGACTTGCTGAGGCCGAGCTTCTGGAGCTTCCCGTAGGAGTCCTCGGAGAGGGTCCCGTTGCCGCGGTACTCCTCGACGAACCCGGCGAGAGCCTCGGTTCCGATCAGCCCCTCGGGGGCGGGAGTCTCGGTCGCCGGCTTGTCGCCGAGCTTCTTCTGCAACTCCAGGTACGCCTTCTCCAGCTCGGCGGCATCCCTGAACTTCCCCGCAAGCGGGGCGGGTGACTCCGGGGCAGTCGGAGACTCCGAGGGAGCCTGTGCGACCGCGATGTCGAAGTCACCCGCAGGCTCTTGGGCCTTCGCCGCCTGCTGGGCTGCGGTCTCCGCACGGGCGGCATAGGCCGCGTCGTTGGGACCGACTGAGGGATCGTTAGGGAACGCCGGGGTGCTCTCAGCCAACTGTCATTTCTCCTTGTCCTTGGGGCATCTGCTGCCCGATCAACTTGGCTCCGCCCTGGATCACCGAGGGACCGAGCCGCTCCATCATGGACTGCTGCTGCGACTGCTGCATCTCCGCCTGCAACTGCTCCTGGCTCTTGACGAGGCCGTTCAGGTCGAGCCCGAGGCTCGATGCACGTCGCGTCAGGTAGCCCTGCACGTTGAGGTACTGCGCCACCGCCTGCGGACCGAGGGCATCCCGGACGCCGGCGAGGAAGATGTCGAGCTTCTGGAGGTCCTGTCCGCGACCGAGCGCGTCGAGCCCGGTGACGATGATCGGACGGACCATCCCCTTGGGCATCTTCCGCAGCTTGCGGCGGCGGAGCATCTGACCCATGACCAGGGTGACGAGGGGGGTGCTCAGCTCCTCGCTGAGGGTGGCGAAGACGCCGCCGAGAGAAGCCTCGAGCTCGGCGATCATCGCCCGGACCTCGGTTGCGGTCACTCGCTCACCGCTGCGCTGCACCGCGGTGTTCAGGAGGAAGGCATGACCGAGCCGCTCCTTGATCCCGTTCATGGTCTCAAGGGCGACCCGGAAGTCGTTGTACTTCTGAACCTGAAGGACGCCGACGTCCTCCGGGTTCCCCTCGCGGATCGCGCCGTTGGGCGCATCCTGCAACGTCCGGGAGGAGGTGAGGCCGTTGGGGTTCACCAGGAACAGGATCCGGGAGGCCGCGAGGCTTGCCTCCACGATGCTCCGGGTGAGGGCCTCGAGCGAGATCAGGTCGCCGAGGTACTCCTCGACCAGTCCGCGGCCGTAGTCCTCGTTCGCCACGCGGTTCCACCGCAGGACGAGGTACGGGAGCTCGTCGAGGCCGTAGGTCGTCCGGGACCCGGGAACCTCGACGCCGCAGGCTTCCTGCCACGACTCGTAGTTCTTCTCCCGACGGCAGACCACCGTGAAGACGTCGATCTCCCAGGCACCGTCGCCGTGCTCCATGTAGGCAAGCGCACGGATCTCCTCGGGGAGGGCGTCCTTCGCCGCGGTCTCCTTGGTGACGATGTGGAGGATGTTGTCGGAGGCGTCCCGCTCGACCGAGTAGTTCTCAATGCCGCGGAACCGCCACTTGCCCTGCCCCGTCAGCTCGAGCAGCCCGTTTCCGGAGATGAGGAGGTGGCGCATCGCCTCGTACATGATCGGGCGGGTCTGCATCCCCTCGATCTCGTCCATGATCTCCTTCTCCATCTCGGAGAAGGCGTAGTCGAGCTCCCCGAGCATCGCCTCGGAACGGGCCTGCCTGACGATCTCCCGGCTCATCGTGAACCGGAAGAACGGGGTGTTCGGGGGAAGCAGCGAGAGCAGGAGCTTCGCCGCGAGGTTGTTCACGCCCCGCGCACCCAGGCTGTTGTAGGGAGTCGGCAGGGCCGACACCGGGCCAGTACCGGCAGGCGGGTAGGTGAACGGAAGCGTCAGCTTCGCGCACTCACGGGCTCGGTTGACGTAGGACGACTTGCCGGCATCCAGCTTCATCCACAGGCTCTTGGCTGATTCCATGTCAGGTTCCCGGGATCTGTGCCCCCGACTTCATCCCGTCGGATGCCATCGGGATGGTCAGGAGGTCAACCCCGTATCCGCCTGCCTTGCGCTTCTTCCGCGCCGCGACCGTGGGAGCGACCTCCTCGGCCATCTTGGTCGGGGCCGGAGGCGGGGGCGGAGGCGGCTTAGGAGTCGGGATGTTCGCGCTGCACACGGTCGGGGTTCTCCTGCTGTTCCTTGACTGCTCTCTCGATGAACTGGACGACGGACCACGCTCCGAGCCGGTGCCAGATATGACGATCCCCGTCCTCAAGGCGAGGGACGGGGACCGGGAAACGCTTCTTCAGGGCATCCACCAGAGCGGGGTGGATCATCGGCATGTCGTCATTTGTCTTCATCACGTTCCATAGGTGCACCGCACTCACCCGTGTCGTCCAGGACGCTCGGCAGGACTCCCTCCTTGATGCGGTCGATGGTCCACAGGTAGGCAGCGAGGTTCCACCGGCAGGCAAGGAGGTGAGGCTCGTCCCGGTGCCCTGCCATGTACTTCGCAAGGTGACGGCAGGCCGAGTCGAGGTAGCGGGAGAGAGGCTGACCCTTCTCCCAATTCCTGTCCCCGTACTTCTTCGCACCGAGCTCGATGTACTTCGCGTCAGCCCAGACGACGTCCCACGGGAGGAGGTCGAACCGCCCCTTGCCGTCTCTGGTGTCTCGACGGCTACCCGTGTCCCAGGTCTGGCGGGAACCGGAGTCCTTCAGGGTCATGCCGTCCTGGTGGTACTCGCTCACTTGCCGCCCTCCTTCAAGTATTCCCACCCTCGCTGCTTGATCTCCTGCGCCAGTTCCGCCCACGAACACCGCTCCTTTACCCACAGCAGGACTTCCCGCCTCGCCTCGTCGCGCTCGGCAATGAGCCCAAGCACTACGCCTTCAAGGCGGACGATCTCGTCAGCAGCCTCGTCCATCAGACATGGAGCAAGGCACTCGCGGTTAGTGCGAAGCCTGTTGACGATGTCCCTCATGCCGGATCCTCCGCCGTCCGGTGGATGCCGTCCTGCACGAACCGGGGGACCAGTCGCTCACGGCGACGGTGGTAGTAGTCCGTGTCGAAGCCGTCCCCGAGCCGAGCAAGCCGGCGGCGGAGGTCCCGGGCCCGTTCGTCGAGATCCCAATACGAACGCCACTTGGCCGCCACAAGGTCGCGGATGGAGTCAGCCTCCTGCTTCACCAACTCCATCGACTTGTTGATGGACTCGAGCTCCGACCGGAGTGCCTGCAACTCGTCATGGTTAGACATCGGAAACCCCCTGCTCCGAGGCGTGTTCCACCGCGTCGCACATTGCCCTCAAGAGGCGAACCGGGATGTTCATGGAGAACACCTCGTTCTTGTTCACGTCCTGGTTCCGGTCGGTGAAGTACAGGTTCGCCACCTCGTCCCCGAGGTTGATCTCGACGCGCAGGGACATGCGGCAGTCCTCGAGCCGCTTGTCCTCGATGAACGTCGTGACCTCATGCGGGGCGAAGTTGAACGTGATCCAGCTGTCGGAGACGGTCTTCACTTGGATCCCTTCTTCGCGCTCCGCTTCGGAGCCTTGATCTCACGCGACTTCGCAGGCGAACCGACACCGTTAGACAGCCGCGACTGCGGCTTGCGCTTTGCCATTGACTTCCTTCTGTGGCTTCCACCACTTGATCTTGCCGGTCTTCCTGGCGTAGTCCCCCCGGCGAAGGATGTACGCCATACGAGCCTGGGTCATGGCGTAGGACTCGCTGAGTCCCGCCTTGACGTAGGTTTCCACGACGGCAGACCACCCGCCGTCAACGATCTTCTCGGCACGGGCAGGGCCGATGCCGGGGCACCCCGGGTATCCATCGACGCGGTCGCCCGTGAGCGTCTGGATGAGGTGGTTCCGGTCGGCCTCCGCCTTGCTCACCTCGATGATCCCGGCGTCCGGGTTGTTCGGGTTGAACCAGCGACCCGGGATCGTCTTCATGTCCTTGTCGGCGGACACGATCACCACGTCCTTGCGGGGGTCCGTGGCGAGGATGCCCATCACGTCGTCCGCCTCGAGGAACTTCCATTGGACGCAGGGCCAAGCCTCTCGGATGTAGCCGCGCAGGGCGGAGAACGCCACGGGCTTCCGCTGGTCCTTCCGGTTCGCCTTGTACTCGGGGTACAGGAGCTTGCGGAAGTTGGCCTGGTCGCTGAAGCACACCGTGTAGGACGACCCGTTGAGCCGCTCGACGAACTCGACGATGTCGATGTCCACCCTGCTCCGTGCCTCGGAGAGGTCGGAGTGCAGCGTCCAGAAGTCGTCTCCCCAATGGATCGGCTTCTCCACCGCCGCCGATGCCGTGTAGCAGAGGATGTCCCCGTCGATGACGATGTGCGTCTTGCCGCTCATTCGCCCCCGACCTCCTTCGACCCGTTCACGGTGTCCATCACCCGGGTCTTGAGCATCTCGGCGAGGCCGATCACCTCGAGCGAGTTGCCCTTGAACTCAGTCATCAGCGCGTAGGAGTTCTTGCTGCGGTCCTGGAAGGCGATGAACACGAATGCGTCCACGCGGTTGCCGATCTCGTCGAGCAGCTCGGTGGTGGTGATGGTGCTGAGGTCGTTCATTCTGGGGTGCTCCCGTAATCGACCCGCTTGAGTGCCTTCAGGCGGGATATGAGTTCCTTGCGCTGCTGCGAACCGGCGGGCCAGACGCGGATCTGCGACATCAGGTCCGCCTGGATCCGCTTCTCGACGAGGTACGGCGAAACCATCCTCGCAACGTCGATGGCGCGGTCTCCGCAGACCCTCCACTCCCATGCAGTCCTCGACCTGTCGCGCCGGGACTTGAGGGAGATGCGACCGCCCCACTCCCTGCGGAGTGCCGCGAGGACGTATGGGAAGGTGTTGCTGACCGATACCGCCGGAGTCGATCCATGCCAGACCGTGAAGCATCCCTCGCCATCGAGATAGCCAGCCAGATAAGCAATCCAGAGGCTCCTCTCAATGTGTCTCGGCCCATGTAGACCCGGAACGGAACTCTCCGTCGAGGGGGCATCGGAATCCGAGGGACGATCCTGCCGCGGTGATTGCGGCGACCGCACCGTGTCCAACACGCTCCTCCAGTCCCGGCCTGCACTCGATCTGGAATTCATCATGGATCCACCCGATGACTGCGTAGTCCTTGCCCCACTCAAGGCCGTCCAGGGCCATCCCCTCGACGAAGCCGACGAGGGCAACCTTCATCACCACGGCTCCCGCAGACTGGAGCAGGGTGTTCAGGGCTGAGTGCTGTGAACGGATCGGGAGACGGCGGCCGTCGAGGCCAACCAGGTACCCCCGCTTGGATGCCGAGACCACCGCCTCCTTGAGCATCTTGTAGGCGGGGACCTTCTTCTCGAACGATGCCCGGAGACGCTTGCCGTCCTTGGCATCCCCCTCGACCACGCTGCCGAGCTTCATGTCGCCGGCACCGTAGATCATGGCGTAGATCAGGGTCTTGCTCTGGTTGCGTCGGGACTCATGCCCGGAGTCGTGCTTGTTGCGCTTCGTCCCGGACGGAACGAGCCCGAACGCGATGGCGTTCTCCCAATGCACGTCCCCGCTCACCACGGCCTTGCCGTAGGAGCCGCCGTCATACGAGGTCAGGTAGTGGGACAGGCACCGCAGCTCGAGCCCGGATGCGTCCGCACCGACCAGAGACCACCCCGACCGGGGGCGGAACAGGCTCCGGCACTCCTTGCCGTATGGGCTGCGAGAGGCAGGAACCTGTGCCATGTTGGGTCGGGCGTGGGATGCCCTGCCCGTGATCGTCCCGCCCGGGTTGATGCGGCCGTGGATCTTGCCGCACTTGGCAAGCTTGATCCACGCCTCCTCGCCCTCGGCAACCTGACCGAGACGCTTGACCACCAGGAGGTACTCCGTGAGGAGCTCCGCCTCCGGGTACTTCAGCTCCGAGAGGATCTCCTCGTCGATCCTCGGCTGACCCGAGGGAGTGACGAGGGAGGGACGCCAGCCGTAGAGCTCGTTCAGGCCACGGGCGATGTCGAGGCGGCTTCCCGGGTTGAACGGGATCGTCTTGGTCTTGGTCTTGAGGACTTCCTTCTTCGGCGGGAAGACCTGGACGAGCCGCTCCTTGAGCTCGAGCCGCTTCGTCAGGAGTTGCGCCGTGAGACGCTCCGCGCCTCCCATGTCAAACGTCCATCCGGCGACCTCGATGTCACGGCAGATTCCCGCGACCGTGTGCTCAAGAGCCCAGGCGCGATCCGAGATCCCCTGCTGGACGAGGTGGTGCCACAGCTTGCGCGTGACCTCCGTGTCCTGCTCACAGTAGTCCTGCATCTCCTCAGACCACCGAGACCAGTCAGCGGTCTCCCCGAACCCGTCCTTGTGGATCCCGAGCCGGTATCCCCACGCCTTGAGCGAGTGGCTCCCGATCATCTCCTTGGGGAACTCGGGACGCTTGTAGTCGTCGTTGCGGATGTCCGGGTAGCACAGGCGGGAGAGGACGAGGGTGTCCACGACCTGACCGGACGGGACGAAGCCGACCAGCCGCTTCATCGCGGGAAGGTCGAAGGTGATGAGGTTGTGCCCGATGATCGTCGGGGCCTGCCGCAGGATGCGGAGGGACTCCCCGTGGCCGATGCCCTCATACGTCGATGCCAGCACGTTGGCGGTCACGGCATCGCGGACCACGATGGAGTGGATCTTCGCGTAGCCGTCGAGGGCGTCCGTCTCAATGTCGAGGATGACGGGGTTCACAGGAACCTCGCCATGCGTTCGGCGATCCACCGTGCGACCGTGACGGTCACCGCATTACCCATCTGCTTGTAGCGGTGGGAGTCGGCCTGACCGTCGTTCCAGTCCGGCGGGAACCCTTGGAGAACGCAGCACTCGTCAGGCGTCAGCCTCCGGACAATCGTGTTGTTTGACCGCATCGCCACCGGCGGTGGCGATGGGATCCCGACTGACGACCCGACCTTCAGGGGAGGACACACCTCCTCGTCCTGGTTCACGCCGTGAGTTCCGCCCGTGCTGTAGAAGGCGTGGGACACCGCAACCGTCGTTGCCCGGACTTCGCTGACATCGAACGTATTCAGGGTGTTCGCGTACTCGTCCGCAACCCAGGTCTCGGCATCGGACGCCGAGGTAGCCCGCGCAGACTTTCGGAAAGTCTGCGCGACCATCGGGTGATTCATCTCATGGAATCCGGAGGTCCCCTGAGACGACCGCAGCGGAACCACGTCGGTCTCCAGCGGTCCGGTTGAGTTGTTGTTCCAAGCGTACGAACGCTGCTCAAGGACCATCGGGATGTCGCAGCAGTTGTCGGCCTTGGCAGACAGGCACGGTGCTACGCTGACTTCGCGGCATGTGCCGGATTGGTCGTGCCTGCTGAAGCAAGGACGACCGCCATCAGGGCATCCTCGAGCAGCTTGGGGAGACTCTTGTTCCGCCGGGACGCGCGACGGAGGATTCCGGCTGCTGCCTTCCCCGAGAGCCAGTACTTCTTGGGCGCGTTCGCCTGCAAGATCGAGGACAAGGAACACACGGCGGCGTCGCTGGGCCACTCCGAAGTACTGACTGTCCAGCAATCGCCACGCGACGGAAACAGCACCCCACTCTTCGGCCACTTCAGAGAGCACGACTGCGAAGTCACGCCCTTGCTGGCTTGAGAGCATTCCTGGGACATTCTCGACCACCACGAAGGACGGCCTTCGGGGGAGCCCTCGGACGATGCGAACAAACTCATGGAACAGACCGCTCCTTTCGCCGGCAAGCCCCGCCCTCTTCCCGGCAACGCTGAGGTCTTGGCACGGGAACCCGCCGACGACTACATCGACGGGCTCCAGCTGCGAGGGATCGACCTTGGTGATGTCCCCGAGTTGCTTCGCGTTGGGGAAACGACGCCGGAGGACGGCCTCCGCATGACGGTCCCACTCGGACATCCAAACGGTCTCAAACTTCCCGGTCTGCTCAAAGCCGAGGTCGAATCCACCGACCCCCGCGAACAGGCTTCCTACCTTCCACTTGGACATCCGTGTGCCTTTCTCGTTTTCGGAATCATTCCGACTTCGTGACATACTAGAAACGACCCTTGCCCATGCAACGGTCAGAAAGGAATTTCTGCGTCTTCTTCTTTCGACCCGTCCGCCGGATCGAACATCGGGCACTCGCTCATGCGCCCGGTCTCCTTGTCGTACTCGAGCGCGAGGCACGTTCCCGTCTCGCCGGTGTAGCGGCACTTCAGTACGCGAACCCGAGTCTGGTTCCTGTTCTCTCCCTGCTGATTCCGCTCAAGAGCGATCACCGCATCGGACAGCTGCGCGATGCCCTGGCTCGACCGGAGGTGGCTCAGGCTCACCTCGCCGCCCTCCTCATGGCTGCGGCCGTCAACGCGCTTGAGGTGGCAGACCATGAACAGGGTGATCTGCGTCTCCTCGACCAAGGTGCGGAGCTTGGTCACCAGCGCGTCGAGCATCCTGCGCTCGTCCCCCTGACCGTCGTTCAGTCCGCTCACCGCGATGGAGATGTGGTCGAGGAACACGGCCTTGCAGCCGAGACCCTTGCCCATGTAGCGGATGCGGTCGAGGAGGTTCTGCCCCTCGGTCGAGCCGAAGTGGTCATAGAGGTAGACGCGGTTCGACCCGAACACGCGGTCGAAGGAGTCCTTGAGCTCGTCCTTGTTGGCACCGAGGTGAAGCCGGCGGTTCGCCTCGAGGCTCATCAGGCCGATTGCGGTCCGGGCCACGGATTCCTCGAGGGCGATGTAGCCGACGGGGGTGCCGCTCTTGATGAGGTGGTAGGCAAGCTCACGGCAGAACTGGCTCTTGCCGACGCCCGTGCCTGCGGTCACCGTGACGAGCTCACCGGGCCGGATGCCGTGCAGCATCCCGGTCAGCGGACTCCAGGGATAGGCGATCCCCGGCGAGGCGTCGAATGACTCGATGCGCTCCCAGATGTCCTGCGCGGCCACGATGCCGTCCGGGCGATATGCCGGGGCATTCCACATGGCGTTGACCAGGTCCTTTGCCTTGCCGTTTCGGATGCAGTCGTTGGCATCCTTCAGCGGGAGGTTGGCGATGAACGCCTTCCCGGGGCTCAGGACACGGGCGCACTCCTTCGCAGCCTTCTGACCGGGCTCGTCCATGTCGAACGCGAAGACCACCCGGTCGAAGCCCTCGAGCCAGTCGAGGGATTTGGCGACGGCCTTCGGGGCTGACTGCGCTCCGTTCGGGACGCTGACCACGGGCCACTTGTGCTCCTGCACCTGGCTGAGGCTCATCGCGTCGATCTCGCCCTCGGTCACGACGACCATGCGACCCTGCCCCGAGAAGCGGTGCTGACCGAACAGCACCATGCGCGAGGCATCCCCGAGGATCCTGAACTGCTTGTCGGCGGTCCGCACCTTCTGCGCCACCGCCTCCCCGGATGCGTCCCGGTACAGGGCGACCTGAACCGGCTGGCCGTGGTGCTCCCCGATGCCGTAGTTCCAGAGACGGCACGTCTCCTCCGTCAGCCCACGCTTCTCGAGCGCGGCGTACTCGACCTCGATCATTCCTTCGATCCTTCCTACTTTCTGCGGATGGGCGAGGTCATCGCCCGTTCCTCGTTCCCTGTACTGGCAACCGAAGCACCACCCGTGCCCGTCCGAATACCGGGCGAGGTTGTTCCTGCTCCCGCACGACGGGCACGACTCATGCCTGACGAACACCGACTCGCTCACGGCATCACCACGGCAACCCGGTCACCCACGGCCCACACGGCGTTCACCGTGCAGCCGATGTGCTTGAGGAGATGCACGGCATCGGTGCGCTCGATGGGGAGCCACCGCTCCTCCACCTTCGATCCGGAGCCAGGGCGTCCTGCCTTGGTCTTCCGGATCGTCACCCCCGCGTCGTATGGGTGATCCGCCTCCTTCATGTAGAAGGACACCGTGATGAGCTGTCCCTGCCCATCGAACTTGATGCTCATGTCATGCCTCCAAGGCGTAGCAACTGGACACGGCAGGCTTACTCAAAGGCCAGTTGACGAACAGGCTGCGGCTCCCGCCGATCTGCCGGTTGATGAAGGAGGCGACCTGGAGCCCCTCCTCCTTGGTCAGGGTGAACATGAAGTCGCCGAAGGAGATCACGAGCTCTCCCTCGGGGGTCACCTTGAAGGTCGGCTTGTCACCGCTGCTCGGGATCAGCGACGGGTTGTTCACGATCTTGTATGTCATGGAGTTCCTTGATGAACCTCATGGTGTCGTCGAGGCGGAGCATCAGCAGCCACTCGCCCCGGTCCCTCCGCATGAGCACGGCGGGAACCTTGTCCTTGCAGTCACGGATCGCCTGTTCGATGAAGTCGTAGACGGAGATCGCCTTGCGGAGCTTCACCTCGAAGTGGATGTTGCCGGTGCCGCCGAGATCCGCGGAGAGGGAGCCTGACGACTGCGCTGCCCTATACGCGCCTCGAACGCCGAGGACGGTCCGTATGGCATCACGGGCATCGCGTTCGCCACGCTTCCCTCTCTCGCGGTTGTTCGGCATCAGAAGTCCGTCGCCTTCTTCTTGTCGCCCTTTGCGACGGGCTTCGGGTCATCCTCGAAGTTGTCGAACGTCTCCGCGACGAAGCCGGTCTCCTCGGCACCGAAGCCGAAGTCCTCGGCGCGGCCGGCGGCAGGCTCACGGAGCTCGATGATCTGAACGCCGCGCAGGCGGAGGCTGATTCCCGCTCCGGTCGCCGGGACGTTGTAGGGGGCGATCTCGAGGGCGACTCGGGCACGGGTCCCGCTGCCGATGCGGATGCCGTCGGTGGGCATCTTCTGACCGCGCGAGTCGAACAGCGCGGGACGCTGAGTCCACGACTTGCCGCTCTTGGTCTCGACACGGGCGGGGAGCTTGGTCTTGATGACCAGGTTGCCGCTCTCGTCACGCTCGAAGGGCTCCGATGCGGCGACCTTGACCTTCTTGCCGCCGCTCTCCTTCGTGAAGTTGTCGAGCGCGGACTTCTTGGCGGACGCGAGGATCTCCTCAAAGTCGTCCGCGGCCTCCCCGGCAGGGATCACGATGTTGGTCTTGTACAGTCCCTCAGGGTTGAACCGGGTATCCGGCTCGATC